AAATAGTGTTGTATGGAATAAAGAACGCAATTACCTCAGATCGGACAACTATGGTAAACTTATTGACAAGTCAAGGTCATCATGACATGGCGAAGATAATTAAGGAGTTATAGTTATGGCAATAACAAGCGCTATACCGACAAGCTTTAAGCAAGAGCTGCTTGTGGGTACACATAATTTTACTGCCAGCTCCGGTAATGCTTTTAAGCTTGCTCTGTATACTAGCTCGGCTACTTTGGGCGCGACTACGACAGCTTTTACAACAACCGGGCAGGCATCAGGTACAAAGCTGTGGCTGTCATCGACTTTGGTGGTGATAAGACCAGTACAGCAGGTAATTTTACAATTGTGTTCCCGGCTGCGAATGCAACAGCTGCGATTATACGATTGGCTTAAAATTTAATCTTTTGTGGTAAAATTTTTCTATGCCACTAACTACATTAAATTTTAAACCGGGTATCAATAAAGAAGAAACCGACTACGCAAACGAAAACGGTTGGGTAGATGGCAACCTTATTCGGTTCAGAAAAGGCAGGCCAGAAAAAATTGGTGGCTGGCAAAAACAGTCTGATACGAACACTTACCTAGGATCTGGCAGAGCTTTACATAGCTGGATCTCCCTCGGCGGAGCGCGATACTTAGGTATCGGCACGCACCTCAAATACTATATCGAAGAAGGCAATGCCTACAACGATATAACTCCCATAAGAGCGACTACAAGCGCCGGAGACGTTACGTTTAGCGCAACCAATGGATCCTCTACATTAACCGTGACTGACGCTTCACACGGCGCATCTACGGGCGATTTTGTGACTTTCTCTGGCGCGTCTTCATTAGGTGGATTAGTAACAGCTGCCGTTATTAACCAAGAATATCAAATACTGCTTGTTACCGGGACAAACACGTACACGGTCACTGCTAAAGACACTAGCGGTTCAGAGGTAACGGCAAACGCAAGTGACAGCGGCAACGGTGGGAGTAGCGTCGTTGGGACATATCAAATAAACACTGGCTTGGACGTTTATGTGCCTAGCACTGGTTGGGGTGTTGGTACGTGGGGCGCAGGTACGTTTGGCTCATCTTCTGCGATTACTGCAAGCGGACAGCTCAGGCTATGGACTCATGATAATTTTGGTGAAAATTTGATCATCAACCCAAGAGGCGGGGGCATATACCGATGGGTTGAAAATAACGGCCTGTCTGTTCGAGCGTTAGAACTGCAAGGTATTACCGGAGCAAGCAAAGTGCCTACTTTGGGCTTACAGGTAATAACCAGCGAAGTAGACCGTCATTTGATCGTGCTGGGCGCGGACCCAATCGATAGCAGTAGCGGCAATAGAACCGGCGTCATTGACCCTATGTTGGTTGCGTTCTCAGACACAGAAAACGAATTAGACTTTAATCCGATAGCTACAAATACGGCTGGCTCCGTAAGGCTGTCATCTGGTTCATTGATCGTAGGTGGTTTGAAGTCAAGACAAGAGACTTTGATTTGGACCGATACCAGCCTTTACTCAATGACGTTTATCGGACCACCGCTGACTTTTGCTTTAAATCTCATAAACGAAGGTGCCGGACTTATTGGCCCGAAAGCAGCCGTCAACAGCCCGGTTGGTGTGTTTTTTATGAGTAAAAACGGATTTTATTACTACAACGGTGCGGTGAAAAAACTACCGTGTAGCGTGCAAGACTATGTGTTTTCAGACCTTAATCTGACTCAGGCTTTTAAATGTTACGCATCACTACACGCAGAACATTCTGAGGTTTGGTTTTGGTATGTATCGGAGGAAGACAACACCGAAGAAATATCGCGCTATGTAATTTATAACTACGAAGAATCGACTTGGAGTATTGGTAAACTTGTAAGATACAGCTGGTTGGATGCTGGTATTGAGGATAAGCCTATAGCAGCTGGTAAAGTTTCAGATGCGGGCGTTGTTTATTTGCATGAGTCTGGTTTTAACGATGATGACAGCGCAATGTCTGACGTGTTTATAGAGTCAGCTGACATTGATTTGGCTGATGGCGAGAACTTCATGTTCGTCAAAAAGCTAATACCTGACATTAAATTTTCAACAACAAGCGGTGTGTCAAACACGCCAGCCATGAATATCGTCGTCAAACGCAGAGATTACAACGCTGACACGCTGTCTACCGATAGCACCAGTCAAATCACTACTTCTACACGTTTTACCAACTTGCGCACAAGAACCAGACAGGTGGTGTTGCGGTTTGAAAGTGACGACGACAACAGCGTTGAAGCGAACAAAAAAGATTACAAATTTAGAGTCGGTAACACTAGACTGGATATACAACCCTCCGGGCGCCGAGGCTGATGGCCAAGATCCTTGAGACTCGCTTGCCTCTTGCTATGGATGGTGAGGTTAGCGCCGATACGTTCAACCGCTTGGTAAGAATTCTAGAAATTAACCTAGGCGCTAAAGATGTAGATAAAACGCCGGTTTTTAACGCTTCAGAAATTTCTGCGTTACAATTCGCTACTGGTGCTATAATATTTAATAGCACCGTGGAGGTCCATCAAGCGTTTGATGGCACGGAATTTAGGAATTTATATGAGCATCAAACTTATGTAACAGGATTGGGAGGTACTTTGAGCGTTGGCAGTGTAACCGTCACGACAAGTTAATACTATGGCAGAGAACACAATATCACCAGAACTTTTAGATCGAATTAACCAATTTGCGGGAGCTGGTGCGGTTTCTGACCAAGAAATGATGACGATGCAAGGCGCCAATCCGACTGGCGGTTTTTTAGTTTCACCAGAAATGACCCCACAAGATGTTTTTTCTGCCGGAGAAACTACAAGGAGAATGCGAGAAGCAACCCCTGAAATGGGTGACCCTTTGCCCTTGTCAAGGCAGATGGGTGAAAGCATGCAAATCGCGCCTCAAGGGTTTCAAGAAGGCGCCGTATCAGATCAAGAAAGCGGCTTCATGCAAGGCCTGCAAGAACTAGAACAACAAAAACAAATGTCCGATGACCCGGACGAAATACAAGCCCTTGACTCTGCTATCACTCGTTTGGTAACTGGCGCGAATGCACCGTTAGGCGATCTTGCAAGGCAAGTGCAAGCAGCTGGCACGGGAGAAGATACTCAATTAGCTCACCTTAGCCCCGGTGAAATAGTTTTACCCGCTGAGTTTATGGCAGACGCTGAACTCGAAGGGATGATTGAAAAGAAATTTAGAGATTCCGGCATTGATCCAGCACAAGCGGTAGCTGGCGTTGGGATAGCAAGCTTAAACCAAATGACTGGTTTGGAAGAGTTTGGATTCTTCAAAAAAATCGGTAAGGCCCTTAAAAAAATAGCAAAGCCTCTTATTAAAGTGGCTCAGTTTGTACCGGGACCTTGGCAACCGATTGCTGCAATAGCAGATAAAGCTATAACCGTACACGACGTTGTAAAAGGCAAGGCCAGCCCACTTAATTTATTAAGCGTAGCCGGACCACTACGTGTTGGTCCGGGTATTGGGGAAAGTATAAGCAAAATAGGAAAAGCAAGCGCTTCTGGGTCCTTTCTCGGCGGCTTGGGTGAAACCTTAAAAGATATACCCGGAGCGTTGAGAAGCGGTATTGGAAGTTTAGCTTCAGACCCGATTGGCTCAGTTAAAGGATTATTCAAGTCAGCAAATCCAGCTGACTACACACAGAATGCTAAGGGCGAATACGTCAACAAAATAACCGGCGAAGTTGGTTTGCCTTTTGGCGCCAAAGTGCCAAGTGACTTACTAACTCGATCTGGTGGCGGCATACAGTCACTAACCAAGGGCGTGCAAGGTTTGGCTTTTGGAACCGAAGGTATAGCAAGCGGCGTTCAAGAAGTGCCAACTGCGGCTGGAGATATGCAATATCAGGACGCCGCCGGCAACTTATACAGCCAAAAAACAATGATAGACGCTGGTTTGGTTGATCCAAACACTTTAGAGCTGAAGCGTGCCGCTGTCGGTTTTTCACAAGCAGGAGCTGGAGGTGCTGGAGCTGGAGGTGCTGGAGCTGGGGCTGGAGCAGCGCAACCACAAGGTAGTGCGTTTAGCAGGTTCTTAGGTGGACTTTTACCGGGAGCTGCTGGCCAAGGTTTAGCTGGAGGACTGGGTAGTCTAGCTGGATTAGGTCTAGCAGGTGGAGCTGCATTTGGGCTAGGTAAGCTTGCGATGGAAGAAGCCAGAAGAGACAAGGGCGTTCCGCTAACCCCGCTAACCACAATGGATGCAGGCGGACGATATAACATAGAAGCTGAGATAGCTCGTAGAATGGGCAGAGCCGCACCGAATCCTGTTGAGTTTGGGTTACAGCCTAGAATGCCAACACTGAGTGGCGGACAAGCAGGACCAAGAAAAGAAGCTGTTACATCTCAATATGTACAGGGAGCCGCGATGGGTGGAGCGATGCAACCGATGTATGCCATGGCGTATGCAAACGGTGGTGACGTTGCCATGGAAGATTTTGAAAGGATGAACGGCTACATAGACGGACCCGGAACTGAAACCAGTGATGACATCCCAGCCATGTTAAGTGACGGTGAGTTTGTTATGACCGGCCAAGCAGTTAGAGGAGCCGGTTCATTTGAGTTAAACGAAGAGCCTAATGGCATATTGACTTTGGTGCCATCTGCTTCTGAAAGCAGAGAGCGAGGAACCCAGCTCATGTACCAGATGATGGATGTCTTCGGGAGATACGCGAATGCAACCAGTTAGATATTTTCAAGAAGGCGGCGAAGCGGAATACGGTTTCTACGATCCTTACTACGGTGACATGTATGACTCGGGGTCTTACTACGATGATTTCGAGCCTTTATCTCAAGAAGAGTACGATCAGCAAGAGGCTGAATACTACGGCCTTACTGTCGATGAACTGAGAAACTACAGACAACAGCAAGCTGGCATCGGCGCCTTGCCTGCTGGACAAGAAACGGCGGGAGATGCTCCGTATGTGGCGTCTGCAACTACCTCAACCACTACAAGAGATCCCGCCCTTCAACAATTATTGTTTGGTTTGGTAGACCCAGAAACTGGTCAAGCGGAGGGTGGATTCATCCCCGGCGCTATGCGTGCGGCAGAGCGAACCTTTTTTGATGAAGAAGGCAGACCAGTCATTGTGCCGCAAGAGGTTGCTGGCCTAACTGACGATCAATTGGCAGCAGCACAACAAGCTAGAGATCTTGTTGGCGTGCAAGATAGGTTTATAAGCGATGCAGAGAGCGCTTACAGGGCCGGTATAGATCAGCTAGGAGCTGGGCAAGAGGCTGCAAGGGGCTTCGGCATGCGTGGTCTTGAAGCCGTTGAAAGCGGTGTAGGCGAAGAGGCAAGATTAAGACGATCTGGCTTGGAGGGTCTTTTAAGCTCCATTGGCGAAGGTCGTCAGATAACCAGAGGTGCAACTGGTGATTTGATGTCTAGGCTAGGAGAGACTGAAGACATAAGAAGAGGTTCTGCACTTGGTTTTGGACAAAGACTTGGTGAATCAGAGGAGCTTTTACGAGGCACAACAGGCGCATACGATCAAGATTTAACAAAACAATTTATGGATCCATACGAGGATGCTGTCGTACAGCAAACCGTAGAGGATGCAGTAAAGCAAGCAAACATAGCCGACATTGCGCAAACCGCCAGAGACATACGTTCTGGTGGTGAGTCAGCATTTGGCTCTAGAGCGCGTTTATCAGCCGATGAGCGTACAGAAGCTTTGGGCAGAGGCTTGGCTAAAGAGATAGCAGGAATACGTTCTAGGGGCTTCTCACAAGCCCAGAGCGCAGGTTTGGGAGAGTTTGCTAGACAACAACAGGCTGCTAGATCCGCAAGCGCAGGATTGGCAGGTTTGGCCGGACAGAGACTTGGAGCCGGACAACAGTTAGCAAGCGGGCTTGGACAGTCTGCACAACAAAGATTTGGTGCAGGTACAGGGCTGGGACAAGCACTTGTAGGATTCGGACAAACTGGGCAACAAGCACAAGCAGGCGCCGGTCAAGCGGCGTTAGGTGCGGGACAGCAGTTAGCAGGCGCATTAGGTCAGATGGGCGGACTCGAAAGTCAGATCGGCCAGCAAAGGTTCCAAGCACAACAAGGATTGGGCGGATTCTTGCAAGGCCTAGGCGGACAAGCACAGCAAGCAGGTATGGCAGGAGTTAACTTGTTATCCGGTATTGGTGGACAGCAGCAAGCCTTACAACAACAAATTCTGAACGCTCAAAGAGCTAACGCTTTACAGGCACAACAAGCTCCGCTACAGCAGTATCAAGCGCTTCTACCGTTTATCGGCACAGCAACTCAGACAGCTGGACAGCAGAGCAACGTACAACAATTCGCACCACCACCTAGCCCATTGATGGCGGGTCTTGGTGTTGGTTTATCTACGTTAGGCGGCATAGGCAGCTTTATGAACCAAGGACAGAGGGCGGTCTATCC